GTGGCAAAGCCAACGTGTTTTACGAACTTGTTTGTTACAATGCCTGTTGCAGCGGTACTTGCTACAGTTGTAACTGCACCTGTGGTAGCATTTGTAGAAATTACTTGAAAACCGTTTTGCGAGCGCACTGGTCCGCTAAATGTAGAATTACCCATGAGAATCTCCTGTCAGGGTTAAGTCAGCCGCCCAATGCGACTGTCAGGGATGCCTAGACACTATATGATATTTAAACAAAAAGAAAGAGGCGATCCGAAGACCGCCTCTAACTTAAATAGATTCATATTGTAGGGTGGCTACATAACGAACCTAAATAACTTATGCGCCTGGAGAACCAAACACACAACGTGGGTCGCTAAAGCCAAAGCTGTAACGCTCACGAGCTTTAAACCGCATGTTCCCTGTGTCGAAATCAGCTTCCATGTTAGTGGCAAGCGGAGTTCTTTCAAAGTGAACAAACCCACGAGGGGCATCGGTTTTGATAAAGAACGCATCTGGATCAGTGAAGAAGTCGTTGACTGAATAACCTTCAGGCAACATTCCCATTGAACGAATTGCGTTAGTATCATTGTCTGCGGTGCTCGTGCGGAGGTTGGAGACCATTAGGCGCTCTGCAACGAATTGCAATTGCCGTGGGATCATCAACTTCATGCCGCGAAGAGCGACCTTCAGACCACGCTCGTCAACGAAACCAGCGATGTTAATCAGAGCGTCTTCCAAAGAAGTTTCGTTCAGATCAGCAGCTACTGATGGTTCGTTAGCGAAGGTTCCACCATTTGTAAGCGGGTGTGAAGCGTCACAAAGTGCAACACCGTCTCCGCCAGCAGTAGCACCCGCAGTGAACGCATTGTTCAATACAGCGGCAGCTTTAACCTGCTTAGAGTGGGCCATTGAGCGAGCGAGGGCGCGTGTGTAACGACTGCCGAGGCGGTCATACAAGTTGTCCTCGATTGCTTCCTCAGTAATTGAGAACGCAAGCGCAAGGGTTTCGTGGTTGTAACGAGCTGTGTAGGCTTCGTTAGCATCGTCAAAGTTAACGGCAGAGCCTTCAGACTTAGTAGGAGCTGCCCCAAATCCAGACAACATAACTTCCTCCTCAAACGCACGGTCTGAAGATTCGGTTGTGTAAATCTCTGCATGTTGGTTTTCGTAACGATCATACTCCATACCAAACAAGGCGTTGAGACCTGGTTCAAGCTCTTTCGCTAGTTGTGCGCGTGAAATAGCCATAGTTTAGACCTCCTTATACGCCGGTCGTAGAAACAGTTCCAGCAGCAATGGAGCCAGTTGGCGCATTGAAGTGGTTGTTTATACGAACGATTAGTGGAATACCAGCAGCAGTGAAGTCAGCATTTTCGGGGTCATCTTGAACACCCATAATGCGTAAAGCCAATGTGTTGGTAGCTGCAATTGTGTTCAGATCCGCTGTTGCAGAAGACATGCCAGTAGAAGTAGATCCACTGTTACCTGTTGCAAACGCAATGTTTGCAAATACGGCAGCACGAATTTCCGCTTCAGTGTTGGCCGCAGCTACTACGTTGGACGTAGCAATTGTGAACAACTGATTTGGATCGTCATACAAAAAGGCTTTGACGGGGAAATCAGAATCCGCGCCTGATCCAGGCCAAAAGTTGCCGAAGATCGTTTCACCAGTAGTCGAAGAGACATACTCGCATCCGCCAAAGACACCCACGATTGACACGTTACCACCAGCCGCAGCTTGTAGATCGTCAATCACACCACCAGCTAACGGGATAACCGCCATGCCGCTGAAGATTGGGTTGCTGTTGTCAGACGCAATTCTGTACTCAGTCATACCGGTAGAGTTGGTCGATTGACCAATTTTACCAATGGGACGTAGCCCAAAGGATCCGTTAGAATTTGCCATAATAGCACCTCAAAAGTTACTTGGAGTCTCCTCGTGAGCCTCCAAAGGATACACGACTTTGCCGATTATTAGAAATCGGCATCGAAGGATGTTGCTCCTTCATTAGGTCCTGATCAACTGCTACCATCTGTTCGCGGGTCCGGAGCCCGTAATACGCGGATCGTTCTTGGGCGGTCTCTACAGGTATTCGGCACAGCATCAGCCCACCTTGTCCGATAACCCCTTCGTATCGACCTTCGTCAATAGTGGGGGCTTCATAGTTTGGGTACTCATCCTTACGAACAGGTTCCCATCCTTCGCGCAGTTTGGTGTTGACGTTCATCTTATCGTCTTCACCGCGCATTGCGGTTCGAATCCAACGATGCACATAACCTGCGGGAGGCTCTGGTGCGTCAAGGCGGCTGGGCGGAGCCCATGGTTTACGGCGCGTTTCTGTTTCGCGGGTTGCGCTTTCGCGCGATTTTCTATCAGTCATGCTATCAATCCTTCACATATTTTGCATATTCTTCAAGCGGGACGTTTAACCGTTTTGCCATCGCAATTTGTGATGGTGAAAGTTTCACCGACCTGCGCCCTGTCTTTGCTGTACTGCGGGTAGCTGAAGCGCCAGCAGGTGCGACCTGTGCTCCGCCCGATTTCTTCGCGGCTTGAAACTTGTGTGGAAATTCCAAGCGCATGCGTTTGTCTACTTCTGTATAGTAGTCATTTGCGGTCGGGTCAATTCCTTCTTCTTCAACTAATTTACGATGTATGCCAAAAGCAGCATATGTCATAACTTCGTCACTACCAAACCACTCGTTCTTTTCAGCCCACGCTTCAGCTTTAGGATCAGGTTTTGGAGTGGGCGCTGGAGCAAATTGCTGTTGTGGAACAGCGGGTTGTTGAACTTGCTCGGGCACTTCCTGCTCTGATCGTTGTTTAGCTAAACGTAGCCTCTCATTCTCAATAGACATTCTTGATAATGCTTCTTGAGCTTCTAACATTTTGTCCGTGTCGCCACTGTCGTGAGCCTCACGGTACAACTTTTTAGCGGTAGCAGCTTCAGCTTCAAGCCGTGTACCATACTCTGCAAGGTATCCTTTATCCAGATTTTGCATGCGGGTTTTAAGGCTTTGGTTCTCGTTCAACAGTTGTTGAGCCATCCGCACCGCTTCTTGCCGATCCCGTTCTTCTTTACGGTATTTCTCGGTTAGTTTTTTGATGCGCGTTTGAACTTTGTTGCTATAGCTATCGAGCTCGTCTTCTGAATCAGATTCCGCAGAACCCTTTTCTTCTGTTGGCTCGGACGGTTCAACCTCTACCTCAACCTTAGTGTCACCGTCAGTCTTAGTGTCAGCTTCAGTATCGGCCTTAACCTCTACTTCTACCTCTACTCCCTGGTCCTCGTCATCAATGACGTCTTCGTTTTCTTGAGACATAGTTTTCTCCTAGACCTGCTTGATGTCATCAGGCTCAAGAATGGTAGCGATAACTTCGTCATCATTAATGATGCGAACCTCCCCACCGTCAATCTTGAAACGTGATCCTGAATATCTTCCAATACAAACCCACTGGCCTTCTTCGCACCAAGGTGTTGCATCCTGTCCAAACTTGTCTGGGTCTTTATAAGCCAGAGGTCCGAGCTTTAGAACATAGGCCACAACAGTAGCTACAGCCTCACGAGCTCGAATTTCATCTGGGATATGTAAACCACCCTGCGTCTTGGTTGCACCTTGATAAGGCATCACCAACAAACGCCAGCCCGTGGGCTGCGGTAGTCGTTCCAAAAGGGGTTTCTCTAGTAGAGAAGGGTCTAACACCTTCTCGGTGGCGTCAACATACGCGCTATGTACATCGGACGAGTCGGCAGGAGCCTTCTCTTTGTCCTTGTTCATTTTCTGCGCAACGTGATCAGGAAGATATAAGGTCTTCGACATCGTCTGCGTTTCTCTCCAGCAGGGCTTTTATTTCCTCACGGGCGTAGGCAAGGCCCCGTATCTCACCTACCATGAGTTTGTAATGTTCCCAATCTTTGGCAACATCATTAGCAAGAGCACTTGCAATATCTTGTTCGCGCTCTCGTAGTAGCTTATACATATATGTCGAGAAGTCTACAAGGTCCATTAAAGTTTATCCCCCTCTTCCTCAGAACTGTCATGGTATAAGTTGTCAAAGACCCTGTTTACATCAAGCGTGTAATCTAAGTCTGACTTAGAGTAATGAATGTGTTGAGACGGCCTGAAGTCTGGAGCACCTTCTCCAGTTTCAAACCAAGCTGGATGAGTAACTCTTACCCTGTTGTTAGGCAAAGCAACTATGTTTCCAGTGTATGGGCCCGCATCTAGTAGCTCGAGGACGTGGCTCTGCTTATGTTGAGCAGGGTCATCCGCAATCTCGCTGTCTGTGTAGTCTACAGTAAACATGTATTTAGCAGGGTAGAACTCGCTCTCCACCTTCGCCATCCAAGGGCAAGGCGTGGTTCTGTCCATCTGATACACAGCATGTGTACGAGAAGAGCAGTCCCAAGGCTGTGCTGCATGAACAGGCATAGGCTCGGGCCACTCCTCAAAGGGAGTGTCTCCTACCAACGCTGTGATGGGCATTCGAGCCCACATTGCTCCGCCGTGGACATTGGGCGTACCCTCGATGTCCGCTTCGCAGCCAGTGAAAATCACCTGAAAACTCAGGCATCTGTTCGGCATGGTGGTGACGCCAATCGCCATCGCATGTAAAAACTCTCCGTGGTACGCAGTATGGTTGTGTGTGTACTCACGCCGCACCCAGCACTTAAAGTGCGGGATGTTACTTTGTAAAAAAGCCATCAGTAGGTTATAATAGGTTTTCCTGAAGACCGAGCCGCACCGAAACCTGCACCACCCATAGCTTGTCCCTTGGAATTAACCCTACCACCCATAGCATAACCCTTGGACTTTACTTTGCCACCCATTGCCATGCCTTTAGCTTTGACCTTGCCACCCATTGCCATGCCTTTGGCTTTGACTTTTCCGCCCATCGCCATGCCTTTGGCTTTGACTTTTCCGCCCATCGCCATGCCTTTGGCTTTGACTTTACCACCCATTGCCATGCCTTTGGCTTTAACTTTGCCACCCATTGCCATGCCTTTGGACTTTATTTTGCCGCCCATTGCCATGCCTTTAGCTTTAACTTTTCCGCCCATAGCGTATCCTTTCGCCTTAACTCTACCGCCG